TATCCTTCTGGCCGCTATTTTGACCCTTTGTTCTTGTAAATTAATCACTTTTCTTTTTGCTTTTCTTTTTAGGTTTTTAGCTGTTCTGCTTTTGGTTAACCTAATACCTCTTTGTCTTTGTTTTTCGCTTAAATGTTTCATGACATGAATAACTCCAGTTTTTTAGCTTTCTTTTCCTTTTTAGCAAATTCTTTTATTGCTATATCTTTTTGCCTTACGGTACTAATTCTTTGACGAAGTGTATCTACATAAGCCATTGTTTGTTCGGCTCCTTCATTGTCCATACCCATTTGTACAAAATCTTCAATACCCATTTTCTCTATGAATCTAAATTTAATGTCTTGTTGCTTCTTCTCCTTGGTAATCCTACGGATAAATGCAAAATAACATATTTGAGTAAAATACGAAAACGCATTAGGTTTTCCTGTCCGAGTTGAGGCTTCGATATTATAATTACCTATTGCCCTAAGACAATTTTCTACAGCATCCATAACCATTTCTTCTCTATAAGTATATCGTACAAAGTTTGGCCTATGTGATAAACCCTCTGCGATTCTTATAAAACATTTAGCTATATAATCATCTACTGTAGGTGGTTTTATATCTTTTGCTTTTGCCTTTTGAGCTCTAGTTGCATAGTCCATAACGGCTTCAGAAAAGTCTCTATTGTTAACGTAATGTGGTTTTGCTTTCGCTTTAGCTGACATTTTATTTTTTCTCCATAATGTTATATTATATCATACTTTCAATCAAAAGTAAACATAAAAAGTTTTAACCTGCGTGTTTACATTTCCCCAGTTTTGTGATATAATAATATAGTATTGGCAGGGGCCAGAGGTATACTAAACTAATGTATTGTTTCCTTGGGTTCTGGTACATCCAGGTAGTCTTCTATCAATTCCCTCTCTCTAGTAACCATATCTTGTACTGCTTCATTCATGGTCTGAAGTTTGTATTCTGGTCTCTGTGTATTCAAGACGAAATCAATGTATGTTTTGTGTAAGTACTCATCTATAGGAACATGATGTACCACACGGTTTTTATATAACTTAAATACCTTTTGAGACGATAATGGAAACCAATGAGCAAATTGCATATTCCCTAGTAAATTAGGTAGCAATACGACTGGTCTTTCTATTATATAGTTATTATCATTCTTTACATTCAGAACACCAATAACATCTTCTCCATTAATAAGTTTAAATTGTCTTATATTTAAGTTATCCATATTATATATTTATATCGTATAGTTTGTATTTAAATTTTTCTTTGGAATAAATTTTTATTCTTTCAGCAGCATGCTGAAGGGTATAGTTCTTATTACTCTTCCAATGTAAATCATCTGCGATGTCATATAACTTTGTATCTCTTCCATCTTCTGATTTTCTTAATCCTCTTCCTATCGATTGAAGGACTCTAATTTGCGACTTAGATGGAGAAGCAAAGATAATGTTATGTAAATTCCTAATGTTAATACCAGTGCTAAAAGTTCCAATGGAAGCAACAATAATGGCGTTCTTTTCTTTTTCAGTAATCTCACGGACTGATTCTCTTGTGTCGACATCTGTTTCTCCTGATACATAAAATAGTTTCCTATCCTTATCTATTTTATCTTGTAATAACCTGTGTAATGGTTTACCATGTTTTTCTACATAATTAAAAAGTACTAATGTATTACCCTTTTGGTCTCTAGCCAAGTTCGCGATGAATTGGTTCCTTGGGTCATATCCTACAATAAAATCAAGCTCCTGTTGATAACTATTCTTAATATGTGCTTTACATAAATTATCATGGTATTTTAAAATCAATACAGATATATCTAATTGACTTAATGAACCTCTATCCATTAATTCTTTTGAAGTAGTTACCTTATAAACAGGACCAAACAAACCTTCTAGTACTAATTGATGTGTTTGTGTTCCATCAAGTGTTCCTGTAGTTCCCATACGAAGTTCTGCATTTACACATTTTTCTAATATTGATGTTAATGATTTAGCTTTAAATTGATGAGCTTCGTCTCCTATTACCATACCATAATCTTGGAACCAATCTAATTTTTCCTTATAAATGGATTGCCATGTTGTAATAATAACTCTTTTGTTTATGTTATATTTTTCCCTACCAGAATATATCCTATGACATTCATTTTCATGATTCCATTCATCTGTTTGTGAATAATCGCCAAAGTCTGAATACATTTGCTCTACTAAAGATGTTGTTGGTACTATTAAGAGAGCATTAGAATCATTAGAATCAAGGAATGACCTTATCGCCATGTATATAATAAGTGATTTACCTGAAGCTGTAGGAGATAATAATAGGCTTTTACGATTGGATAATGCATGGTCCAAAGCTTCTATCTGATAATCTCTAGGTGTGATTGGGTTACCACCAGCTGTAAGTGATAAACCATCGGTTATATATTTTGTATCTATTTGATGTTTGGTTTCTGGGTTACCATTTTTATCATCTATAATAATATGGTAATTACGAGGTTCACAAAACTCTTTTAAGTATTTGTATAAACCTGTATATAGTGTCTTTTTTCTTTGGTCGAATAACCTAATTTTGCCATCCCATACACGATTGCGATAGCTGGGCATAAATTTATAACCGGGAACAAAAAAACAGAAGTGTTCAGATAATTCTCGTTCAATACTTGGTTCAGTATCAATGTGTAAGAATGTTTCGTTTAATTTACTTACGATGAGTTTTTCTTGCATTTATCAAAGTGCCATCGGGCCATATTACCAGGATTGCCTCTTTTATTACAATGAGGACATTTAACCTTTGTTTTATTTATATTCATAATATTATTTGAATTTAAATTCCATCCAGTCTTTTCTCTTTTCTTCCACTTCTCTTTATAACCAGGATTATCTGCTTTCCATTGGGCCCAATATTGTTTTTTGTCCTCTGATAATTGTGGACATTTCTTTCCTTTATTCCACGGTATATTTCCCTTAGTCCAAGTTGTTGGTGTAATACCGCCCCAACCTGAAAGTATCGCATCAGTAGGTGCTGATTCATGTGAAATAGGATAATAGTGTTCATTACAAAATTGTTCTGTAGGTGTATAAATACTTTTAGACATGGTTAAATTCCTCTTAAATTTAATTGTGTTTAGGGAAAGGTAGTGTTGTCGCATTACCTTTTCTGTTTATATTATTTATACAAATAAACATCTTATTACATACCTGATGTGAATTTATGCCACTCAATGGCATTTTTAATCGACTGATGTCTCCACTTAATATTATCCATAATTTCTTTTAATGTATCAACCATTTCTTGTGTATAGTGAATTTTTGCTTGATGTTCCTGTATTACCGGGTCAGCATCATAGTATTTATCCATATCGCCTTTCAATACAGTTAGACCATTTAATGGGTCATAATCCCAACCTTTATTATCCAATTCCTCTTGTGATAACTTACCATTATAGTGATTAAATTTATCACGTAATAGTATTTTAAAGTCCATTTCTAACTTTTTAAGTTTTAGTTTGTTTACGGAATATAGCTCTAGGTATTTGGAATGTAACTTTGCAGATTGTCTAGATGCCTCTCCGAGTTCCATCTCTTCGATAACACTATCCTTTTTCCACATTTCAATTATAGCTTCTAAATTATTCATATTATATATTATAACACATTTCTGTGTAAAAGTAAACCTGTTTAGGTTTTAAATTCAAAGTTTGTGTATGAGAATGTTATATCCATTTGGGCATACTCAACACTATCAGCTTGTGCATCAAATTCTACAGCACTTAAACTTGTTGGAAACAGACCAGAAAACTTAATTTCCTTTGTTACATTGTTATGTGATGAAAGTACCAATAATGTACCATCAACCTTTAGGTCTTCTGCATTCTTATTTTGTATTAAATTATGCATCCAATCAAAAGTTTCAATATAATTTTCCATGTTTTCAGTAATATTAGCTCTAATTGATAAATCATCAAAAGCCAATCGGTCACCTGTAAATGATAAATTCACACCACGGTATGGCATTTCAGATGCAGTTAAATTAATTGATGGTAATGTAGCCGCAACTACAAAATATTCCAAATTGGGATATAATGTATGGTCTACTTTTAATTGAAACCCTACTGGGCTAAGAAAGTTTTTGTTTGTAGTTAATGTTGCCATATAGTTATTTATACACGCTAAAATACTAACATAAAAAAAGGGACTCCGAAAAGTCCCTTTAAAGAATTAGATTTAACTAATTAGGTTTACACCATAATGTCGTCAACTCTGAAGATTCTGAAATACTGGTTAGATCTATCTGAACCAACATTGTCAAGAGCTACGTAAGGGTTAGCAACCATTCCGTATCTTGTTTTGAATCCTATTCTTGGCTGGAAGTCATTCTCACCAACGGCTTTAACCATGGTTAAAGGAACGTATGGG